CATTGGATTTGTTGCTCAAGAGCTTAAAGAAAAAATCCCAGAAGTTGTTTTTGGAAGTGAAGATGTGCAGTATTCAGTAGATTATGGTTCATTAGTTGCTGTTGCATTTAAAGCCATCCAAGAACTTAAAGCAATCGTAGACACACAAGCACAAGCAATCACAACACTCACTGAGCGCATCACAGCCCTTGAAGGAGCAAAAGCATGAGCATCGTACTCGACGGCACAACAGGAATTTCCACACCAGCACAATCTGTAGCTGGTAACTTATCCTACACAGGAACACTTACTGGTAACGGCGGTATCGTCAACATCGGCTCTGGTCAGATCTACAAAGATGCCTCGGGTAACGTAGGTATTGGTACGAGTTCGCCTTCTTCAAGACTTTCCGTATCGGGCGCAAATTCAGGTGTTGCTGCTGACATCAATTACAGCAGCGGCGTTGCGCTAGGCACGGAGTACAGCGCACTTCGATTTACAGCAAGTGCTCTGGGATTTGTCGGTGCTGAAATTCGAGGCATAAACACCAACGGTGGAACAAATGTGGGGGTGATGGCATTTCACACCTCTGGAACCGAGAAGATGCGCCTCGACTCCAGCGGTAACTTGCTGGTGGGGACTACAACCAATAATTACGGGTCAAAAGTTGTAGCAAATGGTGGCTTTACATCAACTGGCACAGCGCAATTTAATATTGCAGGAACGGCGGCAACTAATTTTGAATGGGTGTTGCGATCTGGCGCTGGAATGCAGTTTTATGTAAATAACGCATCCGTTATTGCAACTCTTACATCATCTGGTGTTTGGACAAACGCATCAGATGCTCGGTACAAAGAGAACATCCAGACTCTCTCTTATGGATTGGCAGAGGTAATGCAACTTCAGCCACGTTCATACAATATTATTGGCTCTCAAAAACAAGAAATAGGTTTTGTTGCACAAGAAGTTGAACCGTTGATTCCAGAGCTTGTTGAATCAACAAGAAACTCTGTGACTGAAGAAGATCGGTTAACTCTTTCATACGGACAGCTTTCCGCTGTTTTAGTTAAAGCCATCCAAGAACAACAAGCCCTAATCACAACACTCACTGAGCGCATCACAGCATTGGAAGCAAAATGAACAAACCTCAAGTAGTCATCGACGGTGTAACTTACGACCCTGAGACTTTCACTGACCAACAAAAAGCACTTTTAGAGCACACTGCTGATCTTGAGCGCAAAGTCAACTCTGCAAAGTTCAACCTTGCCCAACTGCAAGTGGGCCGTGACACGTTCTTTGGCATGTTGAAGCAATCACTGACTGAAACCTCAACACCGGCAGAATAATCAAATGACACCTGAAGAACGCTCTGAACTCGTTGCAGATATTGCACTTGCGCTAAAAGCATCCTATGTGCCTCCGTCTATTTCAGATGAGGAATTGCAGTGGGTGCGTCTTGCTATTAAGCGAGAAGCTCAAAGCATCCGTCTTCGGGAGGCCATCATTGAAAAGACAATGGCTGGTTTGGCTTGGTTCTTTATTTGCGCAGTCGGTTACCTGATCGTAGACTTCGCACGAAATCACGGATTTAAATGATGTGCCTATTGGAACTGCATTATTTGCGGCGACAACGGCGTTTCAGCTTGTAAAAGAAGGCTGCGCCCTATACAAAGAGGTCAAGGGGGTAGCTGGTAACGTCAAGCAGATATACGACGAGATCAACGGACAGTTTGCAGGTAAGAAGGTTTCAAAGGCGCAGGCCGCTGAGATCACGAAAGAAAAAAAGCGAGTCGAGGAAGTTGCGAAAGCTGACCCCACTGAGGTGGTGTTCAAAATAGGTGATAACCTCGGCTTAATGTTCGATGCGTTTGATACGCTTGAGGCCATATTCTGGCAGCAGGAGCGTGACGCAAAGAAAGTGCAGAGTAAGGATGTTTCGTTAAAGCGAATGGCGCTCAAACGGATACTGATTCGGAATAAGTTGCAGTCGATGCACGCCGAGATCAAGCACCAAATGATTTACGAGTCACCGCCTGAGTTGGGTTCGTTGTGGTCTGACTTTGAGGCGATGCGAGACAAGATTGAAGCCGAACAAAAGACGGCACGGGAGATTCAGGAGCATGAGGACGAGCTTGAATTAAAGCGCAAAGATGCGCTGATGCGTGAGGCTCGGGATATGTCGATTGATGCAGGTGTGGCGTTTGCTGCTTTACTTTTTCTTGGATGGATAATGTGGCAAATAAAAGTTCAAACGGCAGCACGGGCGTCTTTCTGGGTCACTTGATGGTTCTAGTGGTGTTGGTTGTTGTCCTTGCCTTTTCGTTTATCTCATACGTAGAAACCCTATGGATGAAGGAAGAGATCAAGAAAGAAGCTCGTGAGCTACGTCGGCTCAAGGAAGAATTGAAGAAGGAACTGAAATGAAATGGTTGCTACTGTTCGCTGCCTTTGTAGCATTCATCCTGATGGCTGGTTGCGAAGACAGGTATCGGTATATCTGCCAGAACCCTGATCACTTTACGGACACAGAGTGCCAAAAGCCTCGTTGCCAGTTCACACAGACTTGCCCCGAGTATCTTGTAGCCCCAGTCTTGGAGAGAAAAATTGAAGCACCAATTGCCACGCCTGACCGCTGAAGAATTTGAGTCCAGAATTTGGGGATTTGTCGTCATTCTTGTCGCTTTGATTTTGGCCGGCATTGTGTTTGCACTTCTGTATTCTGTGACGTTTGTGACTCAGCCCATCAAAAGTATGGCTCCAATCGATATTGCTTATACCAAGATGCTCAACGACATCGTTCTTTTGATCGTGGGCGGAATCGGTGGCGTGATGAGCAAGAAGGGCGTACAAGCCGTTTCACACGCAATTGCTACCCCAAGTACCCCAACTGTAGTTTCATCCCCCATATCGCCGTATGCGCCTCCAGTATCGGTCAATACAAACTGGATGGGGTTTGTCAATCCAGAATTGGATGAGACATGGGTGCCAGGCCCACCTCCCACTACCCCGCCTGAACAATTGGAGTCTGAAGATGACCGAGTACAACTTGCCAACGCACGGGCTGAACCAAAATGATCCCAAGCCCTTGGATGATTCTGGGATCTATCGCTGTCGCAATCAGTGCATATTTCTACGGCCACCATGCAGGCTATGCACAAAAGACGACGGAGGACGCCTTGGAAATTGCCCGTCTCAACGGTCTAATGACGCAAGCCAAGAATGAACAGGATGTCAAAGATGCTGAAACCAAACAAACTTTTGAAACTAAGCTGTCTGGCATTCTTGCTAGTCGCCCAAGGTTGTTCGTCCCCGTCCGCCCCGCGGTTGGATGTGCCACCGCTACCGCCAACAATGGTCAAGCGAGAGCCGAACTTGACGGACAGACTGCTGAAGACCTTATCAGGATCGTCGCAGACGGCGACCGTGCCATCATCGACCTCAACTCCTGCATCGACAGGTACGAAGCCATAAAAGGGATTGCGAATGGTCAACATTGAACAACTAGCCAAGCTCGGCATCGGCCCTCAGTGGGGCGACGCACTGAATGTCACATTCAATCGCTTTGGGATCAACACTCCTAAACAGCAGGCGGCCTTCATTGGTCAGTGCGGTCACGAGTGCGGAAACTTTCGGATCTTGGAAGAGAATTTAAACTACAAAGCGGCCACCTTAGTTAAACTGTGGCCAAAGCGTTTCCCGTCACTAGAGATTGCGAGTCAATATGCAGGAAACCCAAAGAAGATTGCCAATATGGTTTATGCCAGTCGCATGGGCAACCGCGATGAACAATCAGGCGATGGCTACCGCTTTCGAGGCAGGGGATGCATACAGCTTACAGGCTCTGCAAACTACTTTCACGCTGGCCAAGCTCTTGGCATCGACTTCACAGCCGATCCAGACCAAGTAGCCACCCCGAAGTATGCGGCACTGACTGCAGGCTGGTTCTGGGCTACACATGGTTGCAATGATCTGGCTGAAGCTGGTAACTGGATGGGCCTTACGAAGAAGATCAATGGCGGAACAATCGGGCTAGATGATCGCATTGCGCACACCAACCAAGCACTTGCCGTGCTTTCAGCGTAATGCGACAATTGGCTAACCATAAAGGACTGACATGAGTACACCTAGCTGGGTGATGACGTATGACTCCTTGACGTCTACCGTGCTTCAGTATTTGGAGCGCAAAGACCAAGCCGTTGTTGACGCCATCCCAACTTTTATCACCTTGTGCGAATTTGAAGTCGCGCAGGAAATCAAAACGCTTGGACAATTGACTGTGGCCAATGCTACCGTCACCCCAAACAATCCAATTCTGGCCAAGCCTGCACGCTGGCGCAAGACGGTATCAATGAGCATCAACAACGGTAGCATCATGCAACCCGTGTACTTGCGCAAATTTGAATACTTGAAGAACTATTGGCCAGACACCTCGAAGACTGACGTGCCTGCGTACTACTCAGACACCGACTACGAACACTGGTACTTAGCCCCTACCCCTGATCAAGCCTACGACTTTGAAGTCTTGTATTATGAGCGTATTGCGCCTCTGAGCTCGACCAATCAAACGAACTGGCTGACCCAGTACGCACCAAACGTCATGCTGTACGGCACGCTCCTTCAGGCAATGCCGTTCTTGAAAAATGACGCACGTGCGATTTTCCAGCAAAAATACACCGAAGCCATCACTGCACTTAAAACAGAAGATGTTGCAAGAGTTGGCGATAGAAGTGCAATTGCCGTAGA